GCTCATAAACTTATTTTGTTATAAATATTGAGAAAAGAAAAAAGCTCGCGATTTCTCGCGAGCTCTTTTATGATTTCTTTTATTGATTAGAAGTTCAATACACAGTAATCTGGTTGAACTGTCATTGTAAGGTTAACTGCTGTATCAGCTGTATCCCAGTTATAATCACCAAAGTTAGCTTCAGTGATAAAGGCACCTTTAATAACCCACTCAGAAACGATATCACCTACAGGACCTAATACATCAAAAGTTAAATCTTTCTTGTAGAAGTCTGAGTAACCGTCACGACCCGTTACTGATTCGTGGTGTAAACGTACCCATTCCATTACTGCTTGTGCACCTGATGGAGTGATAGGATCGAACAAGGTAAACTGAATTGTGTTCCAAGCTGTTACACCTTTAACATAGCGTTGTACGTTTATATGGTTTAATCTAACAGTACCTTGAGTTAAGGTTACAGCACCTACACCTTTAATTTCATAAGCAGGGATACCATCAATGTACATGATGAATCGGTTAGCCTGCTTTGGTTCAAAGGCTGTGAAAAATATTTCGTTTGGATTTAATACTGCCATTTTATTATTTTGTTATAAATATTCTGTCTTTAAAAAAATTATGCTGGGAAAGTAGCTCCTGTAGGTAAGATGTTGAAGTCTAAATAGATGAATTCAGCAGTCTTAGTTGGTTGTAAGTAGATCTGACCTACCAACTGGTTTCTGTCGATTACATCTGGAGTATTATTACTATCATCCATGATTACTCTAAAGGCATACAAACCTTGACGTTGTTGTACTGATTCTAAGTATGGGTTAACTTGATTTAAGAAACTTGTACGAGTAGCGATTGTGTTTTGTTCAAATACTAAATTATTTGCTACTTGAGAAATATAAGATTTTAAAGCAATTAACAATCTACGAACATTTACTCTATCTAAAGCAGAAGATCTAGTTTGTAATGTTTTCTGACCATATACTACGGTTCCAGTTCCAGGGAATGTAGCAATTGGGTTAACTTTATTTGTGTATAAAGAATCGCGATTAGCTTGAGATAATTTCTTTTCAGCTCTTACTACATTACTTAAACCACCTCTATTAATACCAGCAGGTGCAAACCAAGGCTCACTTACGTTATCATTATAAGCATAAACACCACCAATCATAGTTGAAGCTGGTACCCATACTAATTGAGCTGAATCTGGGTCAATTGTTTGAACCCAAGGCCAATAAGCTGCAGCATATGAAGTATTTTTAGCATTTGCTTGTGTTGATACTGTATTAATGCTTGAACTATAAGGTACTAAATCAGTTACGTAAATATTATCACCTCTATTTTGAGTATTGTTAATAATTGAAGTTACTTGAGAAGAACCCAATGAAGCTTCACTAGCAAACAAACCAGGAGTTAATAAAGTATTAAATCTATAATCGTCTTGATTTGATAACAAACTAATCATGTTATCATAACTAGAACTTAATATACCTTGGATGTTTGTTACACCAGAGATAATGTTATTATAGAATTTAGCACCTGCTCCAAACAAGTTTCCAGTAGCACCTCCAAAAGATCCACTAGCATTTACTGGGATAGAACCAGTATAAGCAGCTTTTGCAACACCATTATTATCAAAATAGAATGGAGTAGGAGTTAATACATCTGATACATAAACGTATCTTGAGTTGTTTGGATAATCACCAAGTACTTCAACTTGATTATCTACTGAATTGTATTGTCTGTATTGGTTACCGATTACTCTGGCTACATAGTTAGGAGCTGTTGGGTCCATTGACAAATTAGTCCAAGTTTCTAAAACAGTTAAATCATTTGTATTGTCATTACCTTGTCTAACTAATAAAGAGAAAGTACCAGATCCTGTATCATTATTTGTAATCTGCCATCTAACATTATCTAATGATCCTGATATTAAAGATCCACTAGCATCCATACTACCAGTACTGTTCATAATAGTACCTTCAGAGATAGTAGCTAATCTAATAGATTCTGAAGTATTAGTATTTAAAATTGGAGTACCTTGAGAGCCTGAAGTAGTAGCGGAAGTAAATGAACCACTTACTACTCTAGCTACTAATAATGATTCACCACCATTGGCGAAGTAATTATAAGCGGCAATAGAAGTAAAGTAAGTATAAACTTGGCTAGCACTTAAAAAAGTAGTACCAAATCTATTTTGGTAATCACTGTAAGAGGTAACAATTGTAGGAACTTCTACAGGACCTTTTACAGCAGGACCAATAATAGCGGCCCCAACCGTTACTGGTTGTTGGGTGATAAAGGACTGATCGTTTTCTAATGCTAATACGCCAGGAGATATTAATGTTTCTGCCATGTTTTTAAAATTAAATTGATTTTATTCCATAATAAATATGGCAGAGAAAATCAAAAATTAACCTGCGATAGTGATTTCTCCCTTATCTAAATCAATTGTACCTTGACCATACTTAGACTGGAGATCGTTTCCGATTTTGGCTTCTTCTGTTCTTAGTTCATCTAAAAAGTTAACCAATGATGTTTTTTGTAATGTCAATTCTTGAATTCTCATTTCAATAAAACCAAATTCAGTCATTAACTGTTCTTTTTTAGACTGTAAGTCTTTAATTGATTGAATTTCTTCTTGTTCTAAAACTTTTGTTTCCATATATTATAAATATTATTAATTATACAAAGGTAATTTATAAGTAAAACCATCTACTTGAATTGCTAACCAAGCGGATGGATCTCCTAAAACATTTGTTGTACTAGCTCCATATGCATTTGATGGAGTTGACCAAGCTAAAGTTCCTGGGGGTATAACGGTTGATCCTGTTACAAACCATGCTCCTATGTTAGAACCAGAAACTACTGGAATTCCTTGAACATAATTATGGGTTGTACTATCATTTCCAATAGTTACAGTATTAGTACCTCTACCTAAAGCATCATATCCTATTACTATTTCATTAGTTTCATTATCTGCTAATGGTTTAGCTAATCCTCCTATAAAAATTGATTGGCTTGGATTTGTAAGTGTAGTAACACTGCCTGAAATCCATTTTCCTGATTCATCTCCAATAGCAATGTTATCGGATCCTGTTACATTGTATCTAAGAGTTTCAGCTCCTACAGCTACGTTATTATAAGCAGCTACACTAGAAGATAAAGCAGTACTTCCTACAGCTACGTTAGCAGTTCCGGTAATTTTACCTAAAGCATTATATCCTAAAACACTATTTGAATTACTTCCAGCTCCTGCACCTCCTCTACCAACTGTAAGACCATTTAATGTTAATGTGTTTCCATCAAATAATAAATTTGATTCACCATTAATAGTATTAGCAGTACCGGTAGCAGTTAATACGTAATTATTTGTATTATTGTTAATAGTTACTCCTCCTCCACCACCACCAAAAGCACTAGAAGCAGTATAGGCAACATCACCCGTAGAATTATTTAAAACTAAAACTTCAGTATAAGCTTGTTGGGATAAACCATTAATAGCTAAAGATCCAGTTAATATAAAAGAACCCGATAAAGTAATATCATACCCATCAACACCTGTAAAAGCATCAATTGATTGAGAAACATCTGAAGCTTGAACGGTATTACCTGTTGCAATATTAGTTTTAGATAATGTTTTTAAGGCCATATATTATAAATATACGATATTTTAACTTTTAAATTAAAATTTTATCAATAGCATCCATATCAAACATTTCACTTAAATCCTGGTAAGGGCATTCGTGTAATGTTCCATCAAATGAATAATCAAATAAATAGGAATCAATTAATTTGGTTTGTCCTGAAGGAGGGAGTGATTTAACATTTGTATGCATATCATATCCAAAATTTTCAGGTGATGTTCCAATCCAAAATACTGTTGATGGTAGTTCAAAAGCAGCAGCGGCGTGTTGTAAACAAGAATCAATTAAAAATCTTTTATCAGATGCTGATACTAAGCTAAATAATTCCATATTACTCATAGGAGCATTTACTATTTCTGCTCCTGGTATTTCTGCGCTATTAGGTCTACAAACTTGAATAATGTGGTGTGTCTTTTTATATTTGTCGGCAATATACACTCCTAACTCAATAGGCATATCTCTAGTCCAAGTATAATTTAAAGCCTGTCCTTCTAAAATACCCCCATTAGTTTGAATTAACAAAATAGGTTTTGAACGTTGCCAAATCGACGGCAATTGTTTTTGGATCATATTAAAGTACAAAGAAGGAAGTTCTTTTTTGTATTTAATCCCTAAAAGATCAGCCCAGTTTTCAATCAGGTGTTTTTGTTTTAAAATATGACCTGTTTGGAAGTAAGGTTCGTGTCTAAAAACTAATGTATCTTTTCCTAAAATATAATCATCATAAAAATAGGCCATCATACCTACTCTATAAACTCTATAAACATCAGGATGATTTAAGAAAACTTCTGGGTAAGAAGCAACTATAATGATTTTTCTTGATTTGTATTGTTTAGCAAGAAGAGGTAACAGAGCAGTAGCTGCTACGTTTTTACCTAATCCTCCTTCAATGTGCCATACTAAAAACTTATTATTCATATTATTATCTTTATTTTGAACTACAGAAACTAAAACAGGAGATGCTTGACTGTCTTGTGTTTGTAATGATTTAAATTCATTTTCACTTTTTACTTTATAACCTACTTTCATATTTCGTATTCAAAATCATTAAAAAACCATTGATAACTTTCTTCAATTAAACGACAAGCATTCGGACCTAAAACTTCTTCCCAATCTGGTTTAACTGGTTTTAATTCTTGACGAATGATGTGATCTCCAAAAATACCATACCATTTATCATCTTCATAAGTTAATTGTTGAATATTATTAAAATCATGTTGATAATAAGGTATTTCTAAATATTCATAGATACGGTTTAATTGAGCATCAGGATCAGCACAAAGTTCTTCAAACTTAACAAATAAAATATTATTATGAAGATTTTGAACTAAAATTTGATACAAACGATCCATAGAAGGACCAATTGGAGGATTAACTGACCAAACATCAATACGTTTATCAGTTGTAGTGCCTGTTAAGCTACCCCAGTTTGCAATATGGTGATCAATTAAAGGATGTTTTCTGTACTTTTTTTCTAAAGAAGCATAAATACCTCTGATGTCTCTAATCATACAGATCATTTTTGGGTTAGGGTCAAAAGCATTTACAAATTCCCATTCAGCACCCCATCCTCTACACTTGTCAATAACATAAGGACGATCTGTTAAACGATCATAAAATCCATAAAGCCCACCTTTAAGAAAACCCTTAAATCCTTCAAGCATTTGCTCTTCATCTTGGGCTTTAAATTCTAAACTATCAGAAAAAATAGTTCTAGATGCAGCTAACATCTCATACAACCCCGAAGTTGGAGTTGTATGGATGTCAGGATTCTGCATTAATATATTTTGGATCAGAGTTGATCCAGCCCTCGGAAGAGAGCTATTGTAGAATATTTTTTGAGGCATAACATTATTATAATAACTATTTTTTAAATAAACAAGTTCTCCTATTAGAAGAACATGTTACTTACACTTCCAGAAACAACAGCTACTACAGAAGTACCTTGTTCGGTTGCTAAAGCGTCTAAAATAACGCTATCATCTTCACCCCAAGTAGTAATAGTTGAACCAGATAATACTACGTTAGTAGCATAAACAGTTTCAAAATTTACTACACTACCTGATTCGAAAGTGCAGTTTCCATACATTACACGGAAATTAACTTGATTAGCTCCTAAAGCATATTGGTTAGCTACAGCTGCTATGTAAGAACCAGTTACATAATTAGTAGTTTGATCGAAAAGGTCAGTTTGTTGGGCAAGGGCGATAACAGGGGAAATTTCGCCAAAAATCATAGAATTGCTCATAGTTATATTTTGTTATAAATATATCATTATCATTAAAAAATATATGAATTTTTAAAGAGAATATCCATTTGAGTAATTTTGTTTTTCTCTAGTTGTAAATAATCTAATATATCTTCAATGTAAAAACCATATTGTTTCATTACTGGAACTATTTGGTTAATTAATGGGGCTTTAACGTTATAGTCTGT